CAGGTACTACATTAGCCATTTATATTTTCTCCTTATGGTGATGGCGATTTAATCTGAGCACGAATAGCGCCATCTTGCCATTCATCTCTACGTCTTCTACCTTCTTGTTCGATAGAGTACGATTTTGCAGCCCTTTGATATGACTGTTCATAGTATTGTATCAGATCCGGTGGACCTTTCAAGTATCCATATGCTTCTACCAGACATGCATACAAAAGTAAATCTTGATATTTATTAGACACATAAGTTCCACTAGAACTTACAGATGAGTCTGTAAGACTTGTAGGTTGTTTAATATATGCTAAAGTAACTTCAAATGTAGCGTTAGGTGTGGGTGCTACCACCCAAAAATTAGCGTCCCAATTAGCATAATATTTAGGTAAACCACTAGCTGTGCTAGGTGTGTTGTAATATTCTGCCATAAAACTAGTATCTCGTTTATCTAAAAATACCTGATTGTTTGAGCTATCTTTTAATTGAACATATCTAATAGCCCTAAGGTCTGATGGAATTGTTACATATCTGTTTCCTGATTGTAAATTTGATGTAGCATAAAACCTATTATCATCAGAATCTACTTCTCTATAAATTCTATTTTCAGCATTTTTAATTATCGTATTTAAAACAGATGTTGATAAAACCCCACTATCTACTTCTGTATAGTTTCTAATATCATCTTGTAAATTTGTAAGTGTATATGCCATTATGGTGATAGTGTAACCGGACCAGCCGATATACTTCCTCCTCCTATATCTGTAGTAGCAGTAGCAGTTCCTGCAGCTACGAATGTATAATTATTATCATCAACTTTAGTAATTGTAAATCCAGCAGATTTATTTATATCTGCGCTTGTAATCCCAAAACTACCCTCACCATCTCTAAATCTAACCACATCGCTTGTAGATCTACCATGATTTTCTTCAAAAACATTTACCGTTGTAGACCCGTTTGTAAGAGATAAAGGGTTTAAAGTTAATACTCTTGCAACAGCAGGCTCTTCTCTTGCAGGTCTAGCATTTAATAAACCTTGTGCATCTGCACTATGTGGTTTTGGTTCTAGTTGAGGATGCTTTGGTTCAAATTCTGATATGTGAACTCTAGCACCGTTCCATTCAATAACCATTTCAGAATAAGGAAACTCTTGCCCTGATCGATCTGATATAAATTTTGCGTATTTACCTGAGGATAATGCCATTAGGACTCCGGATAATAAACTTTAGGGCTAATGTAAGTGCTAGTAGAAGAACCATCTTCTTCTAAAGCTCTTTGTAATTCATCTTCATATAACATCTTTAGCATTTGAGTTCTGTCTGGAGAATTTTTAATAGAGAGATAATAAGCCAATCCTGCAGTCATACACGGAACAAATCGATATGGAACATCGGCATCATTAGTGTAATCTCCGGCATCTTGAATTCTTTTAACGTAATAATAATTTATAAATTTACCAGCTTCTGTGCTTCCTGGTGTGAGATATAAAGTTACCGTAATCTTATCTATAAATCTTTGAACATAGTATTGTGTAGGCTGACCTGTTGCAGTTTTATTAGATAAAGCTTGATACTGTGATCTATTTATTTTTGTAAGAGGTGTATCTATGTTATTGTTTCTAAAAGATGCTTCTAAAACGTCATCAACCCCAAAAACTGCAGTTGTACTAGACGTTCCATCTGCTGATGATCTAAACATTGTGTAAACAGCTTGATCAGCAACCAAAGTAAAATTATTGTTTGCGATTTCCCAATAATGCAAACCTCTATTTGCCCATTCTTGAAACAATATATTTAAAGATCTTCTTGCAGATTTTAATTGATATCCAGAAACACCTTGTATTCCTATTCTCTCATAAGCCTCTTCGGCAATATCAGAAATAGAAAAACCTTTTTCAAAAATAGTTGTGCCTGAAGTAGTGTTAGCCATTTAACCTCCTACTTATCAATC